GCTCTCATTGGGTTCCGTAACGGTGGAACCGGCCTCACGCGACGGCGGATCGCTGATCTGAATACCGTCGTGACTATCAACAGTTTCACCCACTGCAGCCTCTGCCGCCTCGACGGCCTCGACGGCCTCGACAAGCACTGGCGGTGCATTGCGGAAGCGTCCGATGTCGAAGCTGGCGGCAATACGGACTGGCTCTGCCATGCGCGTGGCCAGTCCCAGATCCAACGCATCCTGTGCATCGAACCACGTCTCAGCGGCCATCAGCGCTGCAATTTCAATCTCGGGCTTGCCAGATTTGGCGGCATAGCCCCGGGTCATGCTGCCCGCGATCTTGTCCAGTGTTTCGGCCATTTCACGCATGTCAGTGGCCGTGCCCATGACAATGCCAGAGGGATCATGGATCATCAGAAAAGCGTTCTCAGGCATGATGATCTCGTCACCTGCCATAGCGATGTAGCTGGCAGCTGAAGCCGCAATGCCGTCTATCCAGACCGTGACGGTGCCGGTATGACGCTTCAGCGCATTGTAGATCGCCACCGCGTCGAAGACTGAACCGCCCGGGCTGTTGATCCGCAAGGCCAGAGGCGTGGTATCCGGCAGCGCGCCCAGCTCCGCCAGAAACCCCTTGGCCGAGACGCCATAGGCTCCGATTTCGTCGTAGATCAGCACCTCCGCGCCCATCGCTTGGGTTTGGGCTTGGGTTTGGGCTTGGGTTTGGGCCCGGATCGTGTACCAGCTGTTCATGATGTTACTCCTGTTCTGTGGCGGGATCGGACGCCGTTGCGCCATCGTCCCGGTAATCACCGTTGCCATTGCCCGGGTCAGGACGGGTGGCGGGCGTGGCGCGCGCCTTGCGTCTCGCCAGGGCTGGTGCGGTACTGCAAACCCAATGCTGCAACGCGGGCCGCATCCGTTGCGTTTTCGCGGTCAATTTCCTCGACGTCGTAGCCCGTCGCCTCAACAACCTTGCGGCGCGAGACGATCCCGGCCTCCATCGCCAGAACCTGCGCCTGGATGTCCTTCAGCGGATCGACCCAATCCCAGCGTGGTGGGATCCAATTCACCGCACGGTACCGCGCAGGCGCGCCCGCAAAGTCTGGCAAGTCCAAGGCGCCCGACAGCACCGCCGTTTCCAACCAGCGGGCCCAAACCCTGCGACAAAGCTGATGCGCAACAACACCGTGCTGCAGCTGTTCAACCCTTCGGCGGAACTCGACCAATTCAGCGCGCAGGCTGGAATAGTTCGCTTGGCGCACGTCGCCCGTGACCAGATGGTAGGGCAGACCGAGCGAGGCTGAGACCGACAGCAGTGTCCGGTATTGAAACGCCTCATAGCCGCCGCCAACATCGGCAGGGCTGGAGAACTTGACGTCTTCGCCGGGCAACAACACCTGCAGAGTGCCGGGTTCCAGACTGACGGTGGCCCCACTATCGTCGGTCGCCTCGATTTCGCCCATCAGCTGCTCTTCGGGTGCTGTTTTGGTGATGAAGCCTGCGAACATCGCAGCCGTTTTCTTGCGGTCCAGTTCGGCGTCATCATATTGGTCGAGCAGAAACAACCGCACCATGGCAGGTGCCATGTGGGGCAACCCCCGGATTTGCCCCGCGTCAATGGGGCGGTAGATGTGCAGAACATCCTCGGCTGGCACCCGGGTCGTCAGCGGCACTGGCATGGTCTGGTCTGTGCTGTCGCCGGGGTGACGGCGCCGGAAGTGATAAGCCACACGCCGTCCGATCAGGTCAAACTCAATCCCGCAACGGATTGGGTTGCCGTTGGCGGCGGTCTCTGTCTTCTCGAAGGGAAGCATCTCAGACTGCAATAGCTGCAGCTGGATCGGCACCAGCAGGCCATCCTCGGACCGGCGCGGGCGCATCCGCACAAAGCATTCGCCAGCAACGAACATCTCGCGCGCCACCATCGCTTGCAACCCGTAGAAGTCGGTCAGACCGTCAGCATCCGCCTCATCGGTCCAGGCAAGCCAGAGCCGCTGCACCTGATCGCGCAGAGCCGGATCCTCGATCAGTGATGACGGCTTGATCCCGTCGCCCACCAGGTTCGACGCAAAAGCCTCACAGGCATTTGCCGCGTAGCCATTGGTCACCACCAGCTCGCGCGAACGCGCCAGCAGACGCGGACCGCCCGAAGCGACCAGCGAGTTGATATTCTCCAGGGGCGGTTGCCAGCCGCGCAGCCGTCGCTGCGACATCGCTCCTTCCAACCTGGCACGCACAACTACAGAACCGCCGGTGCCTCGGCGGCGAAAGGCATTGAGCCAGCCCATGCGTCACAGTCCTTTGGTGGTGATCACGCGCACCTGTCGGATGATCTTGCGCCCTTCGGCCGTCGCGATCTCGCGGTCCAGCACTTCGATGGCCCGGTCGATCTCGGCGATGCTGCGGTAATCCACGGTCTTGCCGTCATAGCTCACGCGGGCCACGCCAGAGGAACGTTGCGTCGCGAGAGTTTCGCGGCGGGAGCGGAGGTCTGCGGGCGTGGGCATTGAAAGATCCTGACGGTTGTTGTGCCGGTGGCAGACCATTGGCAACTGCGTTATGAGCAGACGAAGACCAATTCACCGGAGACACGACCATGACGCCCGACCAGATCCTTACCGCTTTCTCTGGACGGGAAGGTTTCCCGCGTGAAGCCATGGCTGCTGCCGGAGCAATCCGCGAGGATATGATCCCGCTCTTCCTCGAACAGATTGATCGTCTACAATCGGACGAAACCGAAGCGTTCAATGACGCGGATGTTTCGGCATTCCTCTTTGTCTACTTTCTGCTCGGCGAATGGCGCGACGCCCGCGCCTACCGACCGCTCACGGCTATGTTGCGCAAAGATCCCGACTTCCTCGACTTTCTGATTGGCGACGCGGTGACGGAAGGCACCGCGCGCGTGATAGCCGGGGTCTGCGACGGTGATCTCAAGCCGATCTTCTTGGTGCTCGAGGATCCAGCCGCTGACGAGTTTGCCCGCGGCCAGATGATCGACGCGCTCGTCATCATCGCCCGTGACCGGCCCGAGAGCCGCCCAGATGTCGTCGATTACCTTGAGCGCTTTCCATCGGCCGATTTCGACAAGCCGCAAACCCTCTGTGGCTCGTGGGCCTTTGCCGTCGCCGACTTGGGGCTCGTGCACCTGGAGCCACAGGTCCAGGAGGCATTTGAACGGGAGTGGATATCACCCGACGAGGCAGATTTCTCGTTTTTTCAGGCGCAGTTGCGCAAAGCGGTGGAGGCAGGCGAGTCGCCCTGGTTCCACATCAGCCGAAACACCCGCATGATCGAAAGCGCCATCGAAGAACTGTCGCGCTGGCACTGCTTCTCCGACAAGTTACTGGAGAACAAGGCAACGACGCAGGCTTCGGAAAGCTCGCTGTCACACCTCTTCAGCGACACCTTCGAACACGCGGCGCCAAAGGTCGGGCGCAACGACCCCTGTCTGTGCGGCAGCGGCAAGAAGTTCAAGAAATGCTGCCTGCAATGAAGCAGCATCAGACCCAGGCTGATCACCGCATGTAATTCGACGCCACGGACCTGCGCCGTGCGGGACTTCGCACCGCACGAATGGATCCGGCTGCGGCTATTTCACCTCCCCCTTCGATCTTGCCATCCCCTCCCACTTGCGCCTCGAGATCGACCCAACGCGCCTCGGACCAGCGGTCAGCCCCGACGATCCAGGCAGCAGCGCGGGCATAGACCCGGCAGTCCAGCGCCTCGTTGCGTTCGCGCAGCTTTTGCCATTCCAGCCGAGCAAAGCCACGTTTGGTGCGCACGGTCACCAGTTCCTCGGCCACCAGCTGCTTCAGCCATTCGCTTTCTACCCAGTCGGGGAGATGCACGGTGCCGGGCGGATGCGTTGCCCCCTCGGCCAGTTCTTCCTTCGTCGGGCGCGGCAGACCGAGATGGCGATAGGTCTCCGCCTTGAAGGTGGAGACCGCCACCGTCCAAAGCCGGGCGCCCCGGCGCAGGCGTTTGCCCGCGTCAGTCACATCGACATAGGTCGGCCCCGACACAGGGCTTGACCGGTTGAACCCTTCGACACCTTTCACCGGTGCGACCTGCGCCACGCCCTGCCGCCGCGACCAGCCATAGACGGCCGGAGCCTCGTAGCCGGTGTCGATGGCGAGCTTGGCCAGCCGCAACTGTGCCCCGTTTTCATGGGCCCACGTTCGGTCCAGAAGCTTTGTCAGCTCTGCCCACGCACCCTGATGATCCGGGCCACCCGCAATCACGATGTGATCGACCAGCCAGCTTGTTCCGCCGCGGCCCCAAGCCCAGACGTCAACCTCGATCCGGTCCTTCTGCACGTCGGCTCCCGCGGTCAGGAACAGCCCGCCCGCAGGCACGATGCCCGGCTTCCATGTTTCGCGGCGATCATAGAGCCGCGACCAATCCGGCGCTTCGCCGGTCTCCACCCATGTTTCGCCAAGGATGGTGTTCTTGAAGGCCCGGATTGCCTCATCCGAACCTTGTGCTGCCTCCCATGCCAGCACGATCCGCTCCCAGCTGAGCCAGCCGATCGGCGAATAAAGCGCCGAAAGGTGATAGCCGACGGTGCCGGGATCGGCGGCGACAGCGGTTGCCCGCCACTCGCCCGCCTCCAGCAGCGCCGTCTTGTGATGTTCTGCGATGGGCCGCTCGCAGCCCTCGCAATGGTATGCTGCCGCCTCAGGCAGGCCTTTTTCCCAGCGCAGCCGCTCGAACTTCAGCCACTGGAACTGGCTGCAATGCGGGCATGGCACGAAGAACCGGCGCTGATCGCTGGCCTCGTATTCCCGCTCGATCCGGCTCAGCCCCCGGATCGTCGGGGTGGAGACCAGAAACACCTTGCGCCGGTGCGCGAAGGTCAGGGACCGCGCCTCAGCAAGGCTGACTGGATCCCCCTCATCATCGGCCGAGGCCGGATAGGCATCGACCTCGTCCAGAAAGATGTAGCGCGCCGGGGTAGAGCGCAGCCCGACCGCCGAGTTCGCCCCGGTCATGATCAGGATGCCGCCCGCGAATTCCTTCGACAGCATCGTGTTGCCCGCATCGCGCGAGCGCGCCGGTTTCACCCGTTCGCGCAACTCCGGACTTTCCTCGATCAGCGGATCAATTCGCTGGCGCGAATTGCGCTTGGCCAGTTCCACGGTCGGCTGCACCGCGAGCATCGGGCCCGGTGCCTGGTGG